CTAATCAGCCTCAGGCAGCGGATACCTGGCCTTGATCTCCTCGACCTTGGCGATCCAGGCGCTGTAGTCCGGTTCCACGCCGGCCTTGATAGCGTCGAACTCGGCCTCGGTCTTGAGCGGGTCACTCTCCAGGCGGTAGGCATTTGCCCGCGCCGCGGTTGCGGCATCGTACTCAGCCTGCCTGCGCTCTTGCGCCTGCTGTTCAGCGGCCTTTACCTTGCTCCAGTCGATCATCGCGGTAACTCCACTGGGCCATCGGCCTCGATCATCAGCGGTCCAGGGAAGCGAGCGGCGGCACTGGCATCGGCGGCAAGCGGGAACCGCAGGATCAGTTGGATGCGGCCGGCGCGTCGCACTACGGAACCAGCGAACCACTCCGACCCGATAGCCTCAGCCGGCAACTCGCCGCCCTCCGGGAGCGGTGTGAAGTCGAACGCCTGACCGTTCACGGTGAGCACATCGCCAATCCTGACCAGCGACAGGTGCTCGGCGGCACCAGGCAGCGGAGCATACGGTGACAGTTTGATGATCATTAGAACCACCTCCCCGTTGCGACGACATGGCATTCCATAACAGCTCCAGAAGGGAAGGATGCTGTACCGCGCTGAAATATCCTGGGGCTGGCGGCCGAGGTTCCCACCGCAGCGGCCAAGCAAGCCCCCAGATCTGCGAACGCTACGGGAGCAATATCAGCAGCCACTTTCTGTATCGGCGTGCAACCCACAATCGGCGCAGAAGAGAAGCCGGCCGGGTAGTTCCACGTCGCAGATAGCAGATTGTTTGCCGAGTACAGAAGGCTGATCACGGCATAACAAGTCTGCGTACCGTCGGCCATTCTGACGAACTCACCGTTCGCATTACTACCCCGCTGGATCACCGCGCCAGTCGGCACCCCGCCCGACTGCGAAACGGCGCCAACGATGCTGTCTCGCGAGTACAAAGCCCCAGTTGAACCCAGGGCAGATCTAATCGCAGCGCTCCCAAGCCCAAGGGATGTGCGAGCGCCCGCAGCAGTTGCAGCGCCAGTGCCGCCGAGGGCAAGCGGCACCGTGTCGCCGTCGGCGAACTCGCGGAGACTGCCGTAGCCGTTTCCGTCGTTCTGCAACTTCGTCGGTCGTACATCAGCCATTGAAAAGCACCTGCAGGTTGAGAGTTGCGCCGCCGGCGGTATAGGCCGGCAGTTGGCCGTCAGGGTTCATCGTGAGCCGCAGCATGGAGCCGTCGGCGAGATACCCAGGAACAGCCGCTGGGATACGGACGTTCATCGGATAGGCCACCACCACGCCCGCGCCGTTGGTGACGAACTGGTCGTAGCCGGTGCTGCGCCGGACGAAGTAGATCGCGTTCGGCTCCAGCACGGCAGGCAGTTGCGCGACGACCTTGTGGGTCTGGAGCACGGCCATTACCAGGCCGCCCCGTTCCACTCAGCCGGAATAGGCTGCCCGCCGAATCGCACCAGGCCGCCGTCTTCGCTGAACTTGTCGAGCGTCGACTTGTTCGCGTGCGTGTGCGACTGAGAAACGGCGGTGTCGATCTGCGCCGGCGTCGAGGTCGGCCGCCCGTTGATTGCGTCCCAGTTGAGTTCGACGTCCATCGACTCATACTCGGCCACCTTCAGCCAGGCGCTGGTCGCCGGGTTCCAGGCGTACAGCGCAGCGCCGGATTCGACTGTCGGGTCGGCGCTCGCGTCTTGAACCAGAACGAATATCGCCGACTCCGGCTCCAGGGCGTCGCGGGCGGCGATATCCGCAACGAACAGGATCGGCGCGCCGGTGCCGGGCAAGCTGGCCAACGCCTCGTTGATCAGCGCATTGATCATCGCGCTGTTACCGATCGAGCGCGCCACGCCGTCGCTGTTCGTCAGGTAGGACTCCGAGTAGCTGCCGTTCTCGACGAAGTAGAACGAATCGGGTTCCAGCGTACCCGGCAGGGTCGCCACTTTGAAAAATCGAATCTGGGCCATGTCATCACCAATCTGTCGCGCCCCATTGGGCACCGTCTACGCCATCCCTCCCGGGAGGCCCTTGGTCACCCGCAACCACCACAAGCACATCAGCCGGCGGCGTCACGGTGACCGCGTATTCCTGCATCTCGCTGAGCACAAGCGGCTCGCAATCAACCTCGATCGCCAGCGCCCAGGGCTCGGCGGCGTCATCCATCGCACCCTCCCCCACGGCTCACAGTGATCGGTCCGCTGTAGTAGCGATGGACCGTTCCATCCGGGTAGGTCACGTCCACGTCGTAGACCGCCGACGACCACATCAGCGCCGCGGTATCGGAGGCCGATATCTCGCGCGAGATCGTTCCGGCGCCAGCGATCTCGAGGCCGGAGCCGAGTGCCAGCGTCATCAGCACAGTCCCGCCTGGCGCGTCGCGGATCTGCATCCGTACCTCGGCGCCAGCCAGGTCAACGGGTGGCTGGTAGATCAATTGCCCGCCCACAGGCGCCAGCCCATCGGCTGACAGCAGGTTGATCTCGATCGTGTCGTCGTCGATGGACGCGACCCGGTGAGGCAATTGCCGGAGCCGAGCGCGGTTCAGTTCGGGCATGCCCTGGACGCCATCTATCCAGGCCAGCCACGTGACGGGCAATCCGTGCCCAGGGATGGTCAGCCGGACGGGAGCAGTCGGCGCGATCTGAGTGATCGGCCGGTAGACCAGGCTCGGTTGCATGATCCGCATCGTGTCGCGGAACGTCGCCCCGCGCTCCACGCGCAGGGGTACACAGGCCGGCGTCATGCGGCTTCTCCTTTGGAAGGAATCAAACGTAGGAATAGAAGGCGTTCGGGTCGTTGCGTATAGCGTCGCCGGTGAGAGGGTTGTAGGAGCCCTTGCCCCACGCCTCCATCTCTAACGGGGAAAAGCCACTAACATCCACATCAACCTGACGCGATCCGTGGGGGCCATGCGGGGTGAGAGCCACTCCAGCAAACCGACGGTCTCTACCACGATAGAAAAAAAGGCCTAAAAGCTTGTTTGAGTATCTAAGCACCGGCCACGCAGATTGGTCGCTTATCGTCGACGGACGCCCCGGGAACAGCTCAATTGGTGACGACCAGTCCAATCCTTCCGCATAACTGTCGCCAACATCAGGAGTAAGCAGGTATATATCACCCAAGCTAATAGACTCCGAGCCACTCGCGACACTTTGACCAGTGATGCTGTCAGCCCATTGGATAGAACCAGGCCCATTAAGAACTCCGCTCGTAGAAAGCGAGTTGTACAGCGACTCTGAGGACCCGCCGGAAGAAGAGCTCAAGGTGTAGGAAAACGAAATATCTTCGGTCATGCTAAATGAGATGTGGTCGCCAGAGATACCTGCCGAGCGCGACATCGTTGACACGATAGAAACTTCGAGCGTTATTAATTCAAGGGAGCCAGACAATCCATACCACGCTCCAGCAGTTGACCTTGCGCGAAGTGATGCTGAAAACTCTCCGATTAGAACTCTATACACGTGAGGCGCCCACGGATGCCCCGGGTATGGCGGGGGTGGCGGCTCTCCACTGCTTTCATTGAACGGGCCGTCTGGGTCCTCCGGCGTCCCACGCCAAAAGCGGGTATGGGTATTCGGGTCAACATCTGTTCGGCTGCTGTCGATAGTCTCGAATTGTATCTGCGCCCAAGGCGCAACCACGGACAGTTCCGCCTGAAAGCTGTTCGCGCCGCTCGCACTCACACGCAACTCAAGCATCCCACCAACACCAATGAATCCACTCCCAGCGGTCTCTTGATATCTAGCCAGGTAGAGACGGCGTGTTCCGTCGTTATTTACATCCAGAACTTCGAAAGAGATACCGTCCGGCTTGACGGGCAATCCAAGGTCTGACAGAGATATTGCATTACTACTGACCGTCCCAGAAAACCCTGTAAATCCATCCCGAAACAAACAGCTAGCAGCTATTGTTTCGAGAAAAAAATTGTATTGAACGCTTACGCCGTATCGAATCGTGTAACCACGAATAAATGCAGGCTGTAAGGAAACCCCGCCATAAGCTTCGGACAAATCCGTTCCACGCAAAATCGCTCGGTTTAGCCACTGCTCATCTGGATCATCGGTTTCCACTTCAGGGATAGGCATGCCTACGTCCCAAAGGGCCGTATTATTTGCGAGCCTGACAGGCGGCATCGTCATCGTGCGCCCGCTTGGTAACGTCAGGGTCGAATCAACGGCGTTGATTGGCTGTCGTATTAGGCCGTGCCATGGCCACCCCCATACCTGCGGAGCTTCATCGAGCGGACTATTGGGAAACATCGTTCGCGTACTCCATCACCACTTCTGCGCCTAACGCGTCGGTCATGACGATCTTCTTCACGCTGCGATACCGGAGCCAGGCCAGGCCATCGCTGGTGGGGATTGTCTGCAGTTCGTAGTATTCGCGCTGGTCGGCATCTTCCTCGATCAGGGGGCTCGCAATACCGCCACCCCCACCGAGCTGCTTTCCGGCGGGGTTGTAGTCCGCCCGCCCGCGCTTTGCATCCAGAGCGCCGCGCGGATCGATCTTGCGCAGTGCGCGTGCCTGACGCTCCGGCTCGATCAGCCGGTTGAGCGCTGCGGTCAAGCCCTGGTCACCGCGGCGCTCCGCTTCAACCCGCTGGCCGCCGGCGCGGCGGATCGCTTCGTTCCTCGCGCCGATGCCGCGGCGCTCATCTGATAGAGCCATGATCCACCTCCTTATGCCGGCGCTGGCACGTCAGCGAGCACAAGCATGGTCATAGTTCCGGCGCCGGCGTCGTAATACACCCGCGCCCAGGCCTCACCAGCTAGGTCTATGCCTCGGATCTGGAATCCATACTCGCGGGTTGAAGCCCAATTCCTCTGCATCCCGACGATGAACGTCCCACCCGGCAAATCGACGCCACCCGCGGTCCCGACGAAAAACACTGAATCTGCGTTCCCCTTGACGTGCAAATCAAATTGCCGAGAAGAGGCTGTGTCGATATCGACAGCCCCGATCTCGTTCTCAGGAATGTTATTCAGAGGCGCCTCGACAACAGCGTGCTGCGGCCCAAGCGAGAAATTGCCCGCGCCAGTTATGTGCAGTACTTCGGAGGGAGCGCTTCCACCGCCGCCGCCCTGCTTCACCCAATCCGCCGCAGAGGCCGTGCCCTTGGCAAGGTATTGGTCACCGTTTGTCGTGTTTACGTAATGAGCGCCCACGCTGGGCGGGGCCGAGGGTGGAGCGCCAGCGCCGGACAGGACGTGCGTAACAGTTGCCATCAGTTGTTCTCCATGATCAGGTTGTTTCCGGCGCCATCGACGAGAGCCGAACCGCTCGCATCAACCAGGGCTCCTTCGGGAGTGCCGCCCTCAAGGGCCGCGATTCGCGCTTGCAGTGCCATGAGATCGCCGGCCGTGACGGCTGCATAGATCGCCGACCCCGCCGGCCAGTTGCCGTCGGCGGTGGTTTCCTGGGCGCGCTCGATCGTCACCACCCCACCGGCGCGGGCGGTTGCTTTCACGATCTCATGCTGAGCGCCGGCAGCATCCGCCAGCGTCAACAGCACCCAGTTACCGCCAGAGAGCGGCAGCAGCGCGGCGGCAGCATCCGGCACCGTCAGGCTCAACTCGCCAGGCGAAAGGCCGGCGCTCAGCGTAGTCTTCCAGTTGTTGATCCAGGCTCTCGCCATCGCTACATCTCCAGTAAGTCGTCAGGCACGGATACCCGGTAGGTGGCCGCAAGCTCCGGCGCATGCTCGTCCCGGTAGGTCTCCGGAATGTCTTTTGCGGTCAACGAGAAGCGCCGCGGGAACAACTCGGCACCGGGATCGCGGTTGCTCCAGTTGCCGGAGAAACCATCCGCCGCATCGTCATACGCGGGACTGCCGTTGCGGCCCCCGAGCTGTGTCGAGAGCTGTCCGCCGCCAGACGGTGGGCTGACGGGATCGGACGAGCCAGCAGGAGGAACAAGGGGGTCTGCGGCGCCAGCGCCACCTCGCATCACCGCGATAGAGATCGTAGTAAGGGCGCTACCGGACCCGAGGTCGAACCGGTCAACAATGCGTCGACACTTGCCCACCGCACGCGCGCCCTGATCATCGAGGCGGAGCGTATGCACAAGATCGATCGGCAGGATCATCGACGTCGGAACATCCCAAGTTACGGTCGTGCCGCGGTGCGCAGCAATAAGCGTCGTGGCGCCCTGGGCCAACAAGCAATTCAGGGCGGACAAACGCCGATTGCCATCCTTCTCGTCGTCGTGGCCGGTGCTGCCGCCGGTGATCGGGTCGCTTTCCCAGCGCTCGGCCTTGTCCGACTCGATCTCGAACGAGGCGCGCTGCCGACCGACAATCGGACCGGTCGCCGCAACGCTCGGCTGAACTTCCATGACCAGCCGGTAGCGCTCTGTGACGGACTGCACCCAGCGCCGGCCAGCTATCCAATTTCCGCCGAGCAGCAGCTCGGTGAAGTCATTTCTCCATGCCGCCGGCGGATTGCAGTAGACGCCCGTGGGCGGAAGTGGATACCAGGTCGCATAGAACAACGTCTGGCCGCTGCTTTCGGTCGCTGAGGTGATCATCTCGACATCCGGTAGCTCGGTGTCGTCGCCGCGCCAATTACAGAACCCCGCCTCGCCAACAGCGTTACCCGTCCCGGGGTGCTGCCATCCATACGATGCGTTCAACTGCCAGAGCCGGCTGAATCGGTAGTCGCACTCGATCTCGATCCTGTTCGTCTGCGAACTCAGGTCGGCCAACTCGACCGCAAGCGACCCGTATACCGTAGAGCCCTGGCCGAACTCGAAGGCAGGAGCCACCGAAAGCCATGACGTGACGCGGAGAGCGCCGTATGGCGAACAGTCCAAGCTCCCGGTAACGCTGGTCAAACGCTCCTGGGCGTAGTCCCACCGCGAGCGTCCATCGACCGGCTCGAACACATCGGCGGACCAGGCGCCGCCGACCAAGGCGTCAACGGCCGCAATCTCCATGGCCTCTACACGCTGCTGCAACTGGTCAGTGCAACTGACGTCCAGGACGCGCCGAACAGGATTCCAGGCTGGCTGCGTAACCCTTCCCGTAAACCGCCGGCCCTGACTCAGCTCGCCGGCGGTCTCCGTTGCGTAGTCGATGGTTACGGTTCGACCAATCCAGTCCGTAGGGACAACAGGGCCGTCGCCGAGATATATCGAAAAGGAAGCGACGCCAGCCGCCCCCTCTTCACGATCGACCTCGATCTCCCCGGTCAGGAGCGGTGTAACGTCGTCATCGCCAACACGCACGATTGCTCGCCAGGTGAAAGCGTAGCCTGGAATGATCGGCTCAGGACCAGGCACAACGGATTGAGCGGCCGAGTTCAGCTCAGCGCTATTGAGCGGTCCACCGTTGAGCATCAGATTTCCTCAGCGACAATTTGCCAGGTCCGGCTGTTGTTCGAAGAATCAAGCGCTTCAGGAGGGACCGACGCGAAGACGTGGAACAGCGGCCACCACTCGACGCGGTAGAGTTGCGCGCCTGGGATCTCCGACACGGTTACCACCTGGCCGGCGGACGACACGTCCGTTCTGACCCACTCACGGCCGACCAGCGCCAGCCCCCACGGACTGGCATCGGGGCGAACCTCTCCAGGGATTGTGAATACTCGGTCGGCGGCAGTACGGCCGGAAATGCCAAGCGACGCATTGCATCGCAGCTCCAACGGGTTGTCGAAGTCGAGTCCAAGCATCCCCGTGCCGATCCATCCTGAACCGCTGATGGTGATTGCCGTCTTGCGCCAGTGCGTCATCTGTACTGCCGCACCTCCGCTGAGCCTCAATCGCTCGACGCCGCCATCTACAGCCTGGTACTGACACTGCGGGGCGCCGCCGTGTATCACGATCGGTACGCCCCCAAGCATCACGTTCGGAATGATCATTCCCAACTCCATAAAAAAAGCCCGCGCGAGGCGGGCTTGGTCATTTTGGGCGCGTCCGCCCGAACTTCGAAGCGGCCTTGCGTATATCTCGGAGCGTGTCGTGTGTCCCGAAAACGGTGAAACCGGCATCGTCTCCACCCAGGTTGAGGGTCAGCGATCCCAGGTTTTGCATGGCTGCCGGCGGATTCGCCTGCTGAAGCGCCGCAGTCGGAATCTCGGGTATCTCGGGGAGAGTTCGTTGATACCTCTGCGACATCTGCAGCGACTGCACCGCGTTGAAGATGCGCTCTCCTCCGCGCATCATCATCAACTCCGGCCCACGCTCCCCAACCCACGCCATACCAGGGGGAGCGCTCTGCGTACCAGTGGCAAACCCGGGTATCTTGGGGGTGATGCTGGGCACGCCAGGCAAGCCCATCTCCGGAGGCGGAACCAGCGTGATAGGTATCACGAGCTGCTCAGCCAGTCCGGCGGCGATGTCGGCGACCTGTTGCTTCAAGGTCTCCGCGCTTTCGAAGTCCATTCCGAACGACACCTCGACGTTTTGCACAGCCTTGATGCGCTCCTCGAGGTCGGCCAGGTTCAGGCGGTTGACGTCATCCGCAGCCTTGGCATTACCAGCCTCGACCTCTGCGGCCTTGTTGGCGATGCGCTCCACCTCTTTGGCCACGCCTTCGAAGCCATAGCTGTTCGCGCCAGCGTCCTTCAGTTGCTGAAGGATCTGCAGCGCGCGGCGCGCCTCCTCGATCGCCTTTTGGTTGTTGCCGGCGGTCAGCGCGTTGCGAGCCGAGGCCTGGGCCGCAGTGGCATCACCGAAGGTCTGCGTTCCGGAGGTGGGCGTCGCCTGGATGCCCTTCACCAGGTCGGCAAACTCCTTGCGGACATCTGCCTGGCGCGAAAGCGCGTCGTTGAGGTTCTTGGTGGACTGCTCAAGTAGGGCCTTGGTCCGAACAACCTCAGACTGGAGATCAGCGACGTTCTGATCCCGAGCCCGCTTCAGGGCATCGTTCTGGCGCTTCACGATCTGCTCTTGACGCGCCTTCTCGGCGGCGAGGGTGGCCGTGAGGCTGCCCTCGCCCTTTTTCACCAGCGTATTCGCCGTGTTGATCCCCTTGGCAACATCGTTCAACTGGTTCGCAACCCAGTCGACGATGCCTGTTTCCTTCGCTCTGCGCCCCCAATATTTCTGGGTTTCGGAAAAGATCCGGTTCAGCCCCGCGCCGATCTCCGGCGCAAACGAAGCCATCTCCTCGCGGAGCTTCGGAAGTTCCTTCCGCAGCGCGATAACGATCTGCTCCGACGTCAGCTCACCGGCGGCAGCCATCTCGCGAAGCCGGCCGACAGTCACTCCGAAGGAGTCCGCCAGGGCGCCAGCAATGCGATCCGAGGACTCCAGAACGGTATTGAACTCTTCGCCCCGCAGGACACCACTGGCGATGGCCTGGGAGAACTGGGTAATGACCGAGGCCGACTCCTCGGCAGATGCCCCACCAATTTTCAGGCCGAGCGACACCGCCTCTACGGTTTCGAGGGCGGCGCGCTGATCCATGCCCGCATCCCGAAGCGGGCGCTGCAACCGCGAATAAAGGCCGATGAGGTCGCCGACGTCGCCCTGAACATCATCCGCGATACGGTCGAGTTCGATCTGCGCGGTGTTGAATTCTTCCTGCGAGCGGGTCGCCAGGCGAAGCCGGGAATCGAGCCGGCCAACAGTGTCGGCGCCGTTCGCTAGCTTCGCCGTTGCAGCGCCTACTGCGGCTGCGAGACCCGCAACCGCCAGCGCTGGACCGCTCCCGCGGAGAGAGCCGATGCTCGACAGCCGCGAGCCGGCGCCAAGCGAGTTGAGTTCGCTCTTGGTCTCCGCGATCTGCTTTTTGAGCGCCCGCTGCGCAACGGCAAGTTCCCTTGTGGACAGCGTTCCGCTCGACCGAAGCAAGCGATATTGCTGGTTCAACTGCCCGATAGCAGCCTGCAGTTCGCGCACCCTGGCGACTCCCAGGGTGCTACGCGCTTGCTCCAAGTTGAAGCGGCGCTGCTCTATCGCGCTCTGCTTGATCGCTGCAGCCTGTTGCCGGAGGCTGGTGGTGGCCGCATCATTCCGGCCCGCCTGGAGGTTTCGATCCAGCTCCCGCTGGAGCCGCTGCCGTTCGGATGTCAGGCTCCTCGTATCCAGCCCGGCCTGCTTCAACTCCCGGCGCATCGCTCCGAGCTTGGCTACCTGGACGGTCTCTGCCCGCTCCAGGCTTCGCAAGTCCGAAATGGAGTCCCGGTAAGCCTGCTGCAATTCGCGGCTTGGCCTGATCGTCGATGCCAGCTCGTTGCCGAGCGTGCGGATCTGCTCGCGCGCCGAGCGCGCCTGGCGTTGCGTGTCCTCGAGAGTGCTTTCGAGAGCAGTGAAATCGTTTAAACGCTTGAGAGGTTGCGCGACTTGCCTGACCAGTTCGGCATATTCCTTGCGGAAGCCTGACACCTCGCGCAGCGCATCATCGAGGTCAGCGGTCAGCCGGATCTTTACGTCAGCCATTTCATTCAGCCTTCAGCGCGGTCAAGAACAGCGACCAGGGATATTCAAGGACGTGGTGATGCCCAAGCCTCACCAGAACGCAAATGGCGCGCTCCAAACTCCTTATGGCTTGTCGGGGAGTTTCGAGAGACGGCCCAGCATTCCGAAAAAATGCGGGTTCACCTCTTTACATGCATCCCGCAACTTGGCGAGTTGGCTAGGCCGGAGATCGTTAATTTGGCTCTTCGTAACCGACGTCATCAGGCACAGATCGGATAGCCTGATATCTTCGAAGAGGACATTGTTGACGAGGTCTTGATCGCTGACCTCTTGCATTAGCTTTCGAACATCCGCAACGCTAAGTTCCCGCACGGTCAACTCAACGCCATCAATATCTACAACTCTACTTGCAGTAAAGCTGGACATTTCAACCCTCCAGAAAGCACAAACCCCGCCGAATGGCGGGGCTGTTTAAAAAGCGTTATATCGGCTAGTTCTTGTGGCCCGATTGGTATGAACCCTGGACGCATCCGTTACGATCAAACGAAACGGTCGTCTGGTCAACATACTTGTCATTCCAGTAGGTGACAGCACCCGCGCCGGCGGTACTGCCGTTGCGGTTCACCTTCCCGTAGATGCTTTCCACGTCCTCCCTGGACATTCCAGGAACGACCTTGCCCTGGACCTTGGCCTTGCGAAGGTCACGCTCAGATAGTCCTGTGGAACACGTAGGGCTTGGCGACGAACCACCGACGACGATCACTCCGCTGCCGACCTGGTGACTACCTCTATAGGTACGACCTGATGGCTGCTTGGGCTTGGCCATGACAGCCGAGGCACCTGACCCGCTTGGGCGCTGGTTGGTGGCAGAAACCACATCGTTCAGCGATTGGTTGTCAGGGCAATTCTGCTGGGTAAAAGTGACTTTTCCGTCAGGGCCGACGCACTTAAAGACCGTCGCCCCACTGGCAGAACTGACCGCAAGAAGCAAGGCGAGAACGGGAAAAATCCGTGTCATAAGCGACTCTCCATTGGAACCGCTTCACACTTTAGCATCAACAGGCCATTACCAAGAACACAAGCCGGCGATCAGGTTGGTTTCTTGGCGCACTTAGGGTCTTTAGGATCTTTCTCAGTGCAGTTCCAGCCAGACGGCTTGAACGTCACCCGCCAAGCAGCCTTGTCCAGCTCTTCACCACCGAAGAAACCAGAGTCGTAGTACTCCCCCGTCGGGGCAGGCACCGCGGGTGCGCTCCCATTGGATACGAATCGCACACACCCATACTCCATAGAGCCTTTCCACGCTCCAACTGGATGGATGTTCTTATACTTATTTTCCTTAAGCAAAACAGTCTTACCAGAATCTGTGCGCACGATATATCCGTCAGTCCACCCTCCACTTTCTGCACAGACTTCGACAGTTGTCTTTTTTGACAGCGCATAGGACCTGGCAAATTCCAGGTGCTGGAGAAAAACTTCTTTGCCGGCTAGATGGTTGTTCCCCTCCTGCATAGCCTTGAAGCTCGGAACGGCCATGAATGCCAAAACGGCCAAGAGTACGACCACAACCATCAACTCGATAAGGGAAAATCCGCGCGACCTAGAGTACATTTCAACCCCTCCCTAAATGGCGCAACTGTAGCACCACGCGGGCGAGCCCACATCCGGCGTCCCTGCCGGGCATGAACGGCGTCACACCGTCGCCAGTTCCTTCTTGATGTTGAAGTACTTCGATTTTCCAGCGCCGACCTTGGTCGGGTCCATCAGCACCTTGGCAGTGGCCTCGGCAGCCAGGAAGTCTTCGGTGTTGATCCAATCCTGCTGGCTCGACGGGTTCAGGCGGCACCGGAAATAACGCGCCTGGATGCGGCGCTGGGTACCAGCGGCGTTCTCGCCCTCGAAGAGGAATTCGAACGTCTTGCCGCTGTTGGTCAGCGCCTCGATCACATCGACGGTGGCGGACTTGTAGGTCACCTTGATCGGCGTGGCCGCAGAGATCGCCCCCCCTTCAACGATTTCGATGCCGGCGCCGGTCATGTTCCAGTCGTCGAACTCTTCGTAGGTCGTAGTGCCGTCATCGCTCTTCACGCTGGTGATCTCCAGCGGCATGAAGTCGAGCGCGATCGTGCCTCCCGGAACGGCGGTGTGCGCTTCATCGGTATGGGTGGCAGAAGGAACGTTGGTGGCGTCCCCCCACACCAAGGCAGCTAAGAGGCTGGTCTTGAGTTCTCGGAAGTTGATCGACAATCCGACCGAAGTGATGCGCGAAACGGCATCGTACTCACCACCCTGCGGGGTGGTGGTATCCGGCAGAGTGATCTCGTTGGTCTCGATGGTCTGCTGGATAGTGGACACCAGGCCAGCGAACTGGAAGGGTGCGGTGGCGCCAGACTCGCGGATCTTGAAGGGTCCGCCGATCACATACGTCTCTTTCTCGATAGCCATATCAGGCCTCCTTCTTGATCACGCCTTCGCGGCGCAGGAATTCAACCTGGTCAGGGCTGACGTTGATCTTTTCGCCGGCCGCCTTCTCCTCGCCCTGGTGCCAATGCACCTTAGCCAGGGTGACCTCGACGGCTTTGTTCAGTGCAGCAGGAGGCGCGGCGTCGACCGTGGCCGGCACCTGGGGATCGCTCTTCATGGGTTACCCCTCGATGATGGTTTTCAGATAGACAGGGATTCGAATCACGGCAGCGGCCACTCCATCACCCGGCGGGTACGGCTCAGGCGCCCCCAACGTCAGCCCGGTAATGCCGCGCTCTCGGGGCAGCCAGCGCAGGAACTGCCCCTTGGGGGCGGGCATCAGGCACGCCAGAAGGTCTAGCTGTAGATCCTCCAGGGCCTCCTCATAGTGGTCATACCCACCTTGCACCGCGCCCACCACGTCGAAGCCACGATGGAAGCGAACGGCGGCATCAAGATGCTCCGGCGGCTGCTCCTTGCCGGGCTGGACAACAATCAGCGGAAAGCCCTCGTGCCGTTCCTTGACCAGCTCGTTAAACCACCCGGAGAGCACACGAGTGCCAGCGTCTGTCCGGTATCCCTGGTTTGGCGTGATGGTTTGCAGGCGCGCCAGCAAGGCCAAGCGGCCGATCGTGAGCACGTTCGGCTTCATGCTTCCTCCTCGATCGTTGCTGCCGTTAGCAACCAACCGTCGTTCGCGATGAGCTTTTCCACGAGATATCGCGACGACCCGATGACGAATAGGTCACCGCGTGATGCTGTGGGAACGTCCTTCGCCAGCCAACTGATCCCAACCTTGTCCGTGATGAAAACCCCATCAGGCCCGTCGTAGCTCAGGTTTCGGTCGACCTGCAGCGGTATCCCCTTGATCGGGGGGCGACCGATGCCGCGGAACTCTCCCACGGCATCAGATAACCGCTGTTGCCCACGCTCGTGGAGCCGTTGGATCAGCCGGCCAAAACGGCCAGGCGCGCTCATTGCTGGATCAGCATCGCCGACGCGAAGCCGTCAACGGTGGGTTCGGTGATCTTGCCGAACGCCACCGAGTCGGCAGTGGCAGCAGCTACCAGTTCCCCATTGAGCACGCTGCACTTGGCACCCTGGGTCAGGCCGGCGGCAGCAGGCAGGCTCCAGACGCCGCCAGTTTTTCCAGCGAACGGCTCGCCCTCGGCGGCATCTACCAGCGGCACCACCACCAGGTCTCCGATCACCGCAGGTACGCCGGACTTAACGCCGTCAGCGGGCGCAATGAGAGTCAGGACGTTGCCGTCCTCCACATAGTTCTTCGCCATGGTTGATTCTCCTAATGGCAGAAACAGAAAGCCCCGCTAGGTGCGGGGCTCGGGATTTGGCGCCGATCAGGCACCGTTGGATTTCTGCAGCCCGCGGAAGTCCAGCGGCGCCACGCCGGCGTCGATGCGCACCTTGCTGGCCACGCCGTCGACAGTGAAGCCTTCCTGTTGCTCCAGGTACGGAGTATCGACGCCGTCCAGGTAGGCCACCTCGATGGTGTCAGAGCCTTTCTTGGCAGCCATGTACCAGGCGGTCGCCGAGGAATCGTCCAGGCGCGGCTCGCCGATCACCTGCGCGAATGCGCGAATCGGGTTGACGATGCCGCTATTGACGTCGGCGCCCGGCACGGACTCGGAGTTGATGATCTGGTTGGCCTTGTCCTCGAGTGCCACCGGAGTCAGAACGAAGCCCGGACGGATGTTGAGGGTGCGCCCCTTGCCCTTCTCTACCTGGGCTTTCTGGGTGGCCATCTGGGTCTTGGCCTTGCTCAGGCTGTCGATGGAAAGCGCCGAAGCCGCGCCAGTGAGCAGGTTGCTGTGGTCGGCATGGAACAGAGCCTTGCCATCGCTCATCGCCGGGTTACCGGTCAGAACCGCATAGACCAGGTCGCCGATGGTGGCCTTGGCAGCCTGGCCCAGCTTGAACGGGATATCCGAGAGCATCTGCAGGTCGTCGTTGATGATCGCCTGACGAGTGATGCTGAACAGCTCTCCGTAGGTGGCCAGGATGATCTGCTCGCCGCGCTCGCCGAGGGTAACGTACTTGTACTCGGCGCCCTCACGCACCTGACGCAGCGAGGAAAACTCGCCCAGCCCGACGCGGCGCGCCGGCTTGAAGTCAGTGAGAATGCCGGACTTGGTCCACAGCGGGAAGGTTTCTTCGGCCTCTTCCCAGCCAGCCAGCACCGACTTGTTGGCGACATCCAGAAGGATCAGGCCGAAGTCGCTGGAAGTGTGGGTGAAAGCCAAGCCGACCATTTGTGGCGCGTTGAGCGAGGCCACACCGATCCCACGATCGACCAGCGAGGCGCGGGCCAGTTCGCGGAGCGTCATGCCGTTGTACGCGTTGTCAGCCTGGCGCTCGCCTCGACCGATGCGGGCCAGCACGCTCGCGCGCACCGAGTCACCCACCAGGTTGCCGTTGCCGGCATGGATGTGGGCCCCGCCACTCAGGGCGGCAGCCGGCTGGGTGTCGGCGCCAATGGCAGCCAGCAGCTTCTCGCGCGCCTGGTCGACGGTGATGTTCATGTCGTTCAAGCAGGTGGCGAGCAGTTCGGCGTGCCCGGTGGAAAACGCGCCGAAGGCAGCAGTGATTGCGCTGCGGCGACCAGATTCCTCGGCGAGGATGCGGGCGCGAATATCGGCCTCGGTTGGGGCAGCGGCCGCGGGAGCCGCCGGCGCGGCCGGTGCCGGAGTCGGCGCGGGAGTGTTGGCCGGCGCGGCGGGGGTCTGGGCGCGCGGGGCCAGTAGAGTTTTCAGAGCTTCGGGCATGTGGGCGAACTCCTGCATGCGTTTGGAGGAAAGGTGAGCGGCCGCTCGCAGCGGCTCAGTGAGCTGGTCGGCGAAGCCGGCAGCGACGGCCTCTCGGCCATTCATCCAGGTCTCCTCCTTGAGGAGCGCCTTGATGTCGTCGGCGGACTTCCCGGTCTTGTTGGCATAGGCCATGACCAAGGTGTCCTCGACCTTGTCGAGCAGTTCGGCATAGCGGCGCATGTCGTCCGCATCGCCGCCCTGGATGCCCCAGGGCTTATGCACCATCATCATGGCGTTCTCGGGCATGTAGATGGTGTCGCCGGCCATGGCGATGACTGAGGCCATCGAGGCAGCCAAGCCATCGATGTACACGTCGACGCTGGCCGGGTGGTTGCGCAGCAGGTTATAGATCGCCGTCCCCTCGAAGACGTCGCCGCCCGGGGAGTGGATGTGCAGGTTGATCTTGGTCAGGTCGCCCATTGCCTTGAGGTCTCGAGCGAACTGCAGCGCGGTGATGCCCCAGACGCCGATCTCGTCGTACAACAACACCTCGGCGACGCCGCGACCGGCAGCCTTAATGCTGTACCAGGACTCATGCGGGGCGTTGGCCTCAGTCAGCGCCGCCGCCATCGGCAGCATCAGGTTTTTATGGATCAGGGTTTGATGGCTGCCCATCGGCGCCTCCATTGTTGCTCTCGTTGGGGAAATCCGGGCCAGGCACGGGTAGGCCGGCGCCGTATCTGTTGACGAGTTCGCGAGCCTCGTCGGCGGTAAGCATCTTCCCGACGCCCAGGTACACCTTCTGCACCGCCTCAACTGGGTCCATCCCGGACTTGACCAATTGGTGGTAGGCATCCGAACTGAAGACCAGGCCGGCCGCCCGGTTCGCCTTGATCTCCGTCTCACGCGACTTCTTCAGCTCGCGCGGATCTCGACCACGGGCGCGGGCAACTTCCGCCTCATCGGCGAAGCCAGCCTTGACCAGCAACTCCCATGCGTTGGCCTCATGCATCGGGTTAATCCATGGCATGACCGGCCCCTGGTAGACCGCCGCGTAGAGAGTGCGGTGATCAACGTCGGCGGGCAGGCGCTCCTTCCGAGCCAACAGGTACATCTGCAGCCAGGCCCGATAGACCGGCCGGCACCAGTAGTCGATGAACTCGTGCTGCAGCAGGTCGTAGCCCAGCCAGCCCTCGACCAGTTCCTGGCGCTGCGCCGAGTAGGTGCCGTCGTAGGCCCTGGATACCGAGGAGTAGGTGCTGCGAGTGCCGGCCCCGATCATCCGCAGTTGGCCGTTGCGGAAACCTTCAAGGAAGGGGTTCGGCCGGTTGCTCTCGATCATCCCAACGTCTTCGCCTGGCTCGAGGTCGTCGAAGACCATGCCGGGGGCGATGGGGATCGTTCGGTTCTTCCGGTCCTTGCCGGGCTCCACCGAGTAGCTGTCGGGGTTGCCCTTCTTGATATACATCGCCAGGGCAGCACTGATGCGCGCCGCCACCCGCTCGCTCTCCTCGTAGTCCTTCAAGTCGGCAAGGCGGATAAGCACTGCGTGCAACATCGGCACGCCTCGGTTCTGGCCGATCCGCTTGCGGTAGGCGATGTGGATGATCCGTTCCGCTTCGACGCGCTTCACCGCCAGGCTGCCGCCCAGCGTCTGCAGGTTGCCGGGGTGATCCTTGAGAAGGTGATAGGCCCTTTTCCGGCGCCAGGTGTCACGCTCGATACCCTGAACAATACCCTTCGACAGGTTGTTGTAGCTGAAGGGCAAGTAGTCGGGCTCCAGCAGCTCCAGGGCAAAAGGCACCGACGTGGCGAACGTGTAGTTCGGGACTCGTCCCATCAGCTTCTGCGCCAGGCCCTCACCATCGCGCAGCCAGGTGCGGCACATCAGCCGCTCTACCTGGGGCCTCGTCAGCTCACCAGAGGTCTCCGGCGAGAGTGACCACTCGGCCCACGCGCTGCGGATCTCCATGGCCAACTCGGCATGCACCGAGCCATCCAGGCGCAGCGGCAGCGGTTCCACGCCGATACCACTGCCACCCACCACCCTCTCCTCGAGGCGATCGAGCAGGCCGGTAACCAGATCGTGATCTTCGTCCAGTTTCCGGCACTGCTCTCGCATAGAGACCGCAGACTTCTGTAGCGAGGTGTCGGCGCCCAGCGGCTGACGCTTGGCCTTGTGGGTTCGCCCTGGCCTGGCAGCCTCATACGCCTGGATTGCCTCGCGAGCGGCCACGCGCCGAGCAACCAGCTCAGGGGCCAAGGGTTCCAGTAGTCGATCGATCAGGTTCATCAGCAGAACTCCGCCAGTGCCGGGCCAGGACGGCGACCGGCAGCGCGGTCCCGCTCTGCGGCTGCGCGGCGCTCCCACTCCTGGCGTCCGGCGCGGATCTTCTCGATATCCTCCATGGTGTGGGTGCGTCCGTTGAAGATCACTGTCCGCCCTTCCAGCACGGCGGCCTCGGCCTCCAGGTATTTGTCGAGCATCTGCTGCGCTGTCAGAGCCATGGTCCGCTTCCAGTGTTGAGCCAGCCCTGGGAGGTGCTGGCATGGTTATCGTTCGAAGGTTGCTGTTGGGCGACCGGCTCCGGCACGGGGTCAACGCGCACGCGCTCCAACTGGTCGAGGTCGAGGCCGAAGCGCTGCTGGCTGATGCGCAGCGCGGCAAGGGCGTACACGAAGCAATCCAGCGCCTCATTGCGGCGCCCGCCGGAGTCCCATCGCAGGACGCGAACACCCTTCGCCATCACCGACTTTTTCTTCTCGGCGGTGATCTGCTTCAGTTCGTCTTCGTCGCAGATGTCGCTGTCGATCGGGAAGTGCACACAGCCCGGCGTCGGTTGCCACGGGATGGGCACATCAATGCGCAGGCGGCTGTAGATCAGTTCCTTCGCGTTGTCGGTGCCAAGTTCGGTTTTGTAGACCTTGCGCTTGCGGCGCTTCGGGAAGTTGGCGATTGGCTTGCCGTATGTGCTGGCCCCGAAAGTCGGAACCACCCAGTGCACGCCATGCTTGATGCTCTCGGCCTCTACTTCATCGGCATAGTGACCGCCAGCATCCCAGCACCAACGCTCGACACGCATTGGAACGCCATCAGCCCGAGTGAACTGCCGATGAATTTCCAAGCCCACCTTGCGCCGCAGCTCCTCGCTGGCCGGATCGCCGGTCAGAATGAAACGGTGAACAAGCCATGCCTCCTCGCCCAGGCCGAAAGCCCAAACACGGCCCTCGTAGCGGTCGTCCTGGGTGTCGATTCCGCCCATCAGGACAAGCGCTTGCGGCGGCACCTTCGGGTAGTTCTCGCGGCGAGCGTAGAGCGTCTGCCACTCCACGCGGTCGCCCTGCTCCTCTTCCCACACCTCGCCGCGCGTGGTGTTGATGAAGGTGATTAGCTTCTCGCGGTCGCCCTTGACCTTGAGCCACTCGTCAACCAGCGACACCCAGGTCGTCCAGGTGCTGTAGATCGCCCAGCAGTAGAAGCTGACCGAGCGCGGCGTGCGGATCGGCTCGTTGTTCGGGCCGAACCAGTCGATGCTGTCGCGCGTCCAGATGCCGGTCTCGTCGCAGATCCAGCGGCCTTTAGCCTGGGCCACCACCATGTCGCGGTGTTCAAAACAGGCTGCACAGTGCTCGCAGACGTACCAGGCGCGCTCGGCCTCACCCAGTTCGTTCTTTTCCCACTTCAGGCCGAACTCACAATCCTTGCCACCAAACTTCAGGTGCTGCTCCCGCTGACAATGCGGGCAAGCAATATGCAGGCGCAGCCGGTGCGGAGACTCTTCCGCCGCCTTGGTGATCTGGCAAGCGCCAGCGACCCCAGGCGTAGATCCCCGGATAGACTTCGGGTAGACCGCACCGTCCAGGCGCTTGTCGCCCAGGAATGTCGGCGAGCCTTCGCCCTCTACGTCGGCGTCGAATTTCGACAATTCGTCGTAGATTACCTCGTCGGGCGACTTCTCCCGGTAGTTCCGAGAGGCCTTGCCGCCGCGTATCCAGAGGTTGCGCCGGTTCGCGAACACCTTGTTGTCCAAGGTGTTGTCGCTGTGCTTCCGACCGAACCAGGGCGCCAGTTCCAGCATGACCGGCACGTCGCGGATCAGGCCATTGACGTGGCTCTTGCTGATGTCCTCGGCGTCCGGGTCGGTCGGACTCCACATCATCACGTTGCGGCGCTTGTGCTGGATCTTGTAGCCGATGTTGGCCAGCAACAGCTTCGTGTAACCGATCCGGGCCGACTTCACGAAGTTGACCACTCGAATCAGGTCGTTGCCCATCGCGTTCAGGATCGCGACCTGGAATGGCGCAGTCTTCCAGCGGCCCTCGTTGTAAGAGGACTCGGCCGACATGTAGAAATGCTTGTCGGCCCACTCCACCGCCGTCATCGGCGGCTCTTTGAACATTCCCTGCAAACCCAGCTTGACCGCAGTGCGCAGATCACTGATCCAGGGTTGCAAGGTACTCATCAAGGATTCCCGGGATGTCGTCGCTGAACTCAGCGGAAAGGTTTCGCGCCAAGGCGATCTCCCGCTCGAAGGACTCCATCACCAAGGGATCAGCATCCGGGTGGCGGCGACTGACCGTTTTGCAGACGGTCTCCAGCGCCGAGCCGATCTTGGAGGCGATTTTCGCCAAGGCGAAAGTGGCGAACGGGACCGGGACCAGGAGTTTGTCCTGGACCTGGTTTTTCTGCTCTTGGGCGTAGGCCTGGGCCTTGGTGAGGCGGAGTCGCTCCTGTGTCAGCTTGGCTTCAGCGTAGGGATCGAGACCTTCCGGTAGCTCCCCCTCAGGTTGTTGTTTCCGAGCGGCGTGATGGATGCGGTTTTCGACCACATCCGCCACCGTGTAAAAGGCCTCTCGACCTATTCGCTCGATTGGTTGAACGCCCCATTTATCAAAGGCTTGCGGAGAAATTCCGAGGCTCGCGGCCATCTCGGACTTGTTCAACCATCCGCGCTGCTTGGTTGTTTCGTTTTTGCTCATGACTAAACAACAACCAACCTCCGAAAAAAGGTCATACATATTTGGCGCGCGGGGCTCGAATTACCCTCTGACGGGGGCACCCCCGGGAGGACCCGCAGAATTTTTAAACTTGTGCTGGACAATAAGAATTCGCACCAAGTTGGTGCGTTCCTCAGCGCCGCGCGGCGAACCGAGCAGCAACGCCGCGCATCGCCACCTCGAACTCGCGCGGCAGGTTCTCGTCGGCGTACTGCTGCGCGATCTCGAAGAAGCTCAGCCGGCGGCGGTACGAAGGGCGAGACACGAAGGCCATGATGACCGAGACAGCATCCCGGCCTCGGCCTGTGCGCTCAGCAATGCCTATGGGCTGGCCCTTACGGGTCATGACGAAGTAGCGGCGAGCATTACCCTTCGCCCTGCTCCGTCTGCTATCGGTCGCGTTCGCGTTGTACCCGGCCTGGCTGAAGCCGCGGATGCCGCTCAATGCCTTGGTGACCTGGCCACGCCTGATGTTCCCGTAGCGATCCAGGTCCGCGCCGGCGCCGGGCACCACGTACTTGCCTTCGGGCAGTATCCCCTTGGCCCTGAGCTGAAGTTCGGCCGGCTTGTTCCGACGCGGGCCACCGTAGACCTCGGGGGCAATCCACACCGATGCAGGCTGCGCACCGTCCGCTTCGTCCTTGAACCAAACCCGCGCTTCCAGCCGGTCTTTCCTGGCTGGCACCATGCGCAGGCTGTTCAGGGTGTACGGGGTCGGGCGGTCGAACACGACACGCATCTCATCGCGCAATCGATCCATCAGGCCTTGCGCGGTCCGCGTAAGCGCAGTGGCTGTCGCGTAAGGAATCTGCCTCTGCTCAAGCTCAGTCAGGTCGGCGAGCTGCTGCTGGAACCCTTCCGGCTTGATACTGATCATCTTCTGCAATACCTCGGCAGGCCGGCGATGTGCTTACGCAACGCCTCAATCATCAGTTCGCGTCGCTCGACTCCGGCTCGGAGATCAGAAACAACTTGTCCATCAGCGGCAGCAAGGACGGCTCTTCCTGCATCAGCGCTGCCGGAGGCTCCGGGAGCCTGGTGCACTCCGTCTGCGGGGCAGCGGGCTTTGACGTACACGACGCGAGCACCAGTGCCGATAGCATCGCGGCGCAATTGGTTTTCTTCATGGGAGGCCTGCAGTGCTGCTTGGTAGGTTCGGGCCAGGGCATCGGCCTGGGCCTGCACCTGGGTGTCGCGCTGGGCCTGCCGGGCCATGGCGGTGATCGTCTCGGCGGATTGCTCGACGGCGGCCTGCAGGGCTTCACGCTGGGCGGTCACGTGATCGAGGCGCCAGAACACAAGCGCGCCTACCAGGGCGACCACCAACCACGGGGACAATTTCATCATGCAGCTCCACACCACCCGCGCCCGTTTGCGACTCTTGCAACCTGGGAAGCGCTGATACCAAAGCGACGAGCGAGCTCTGCCTTGTTCCCGGGCCTTCCTGCCGTACCCCGCCAAAACTCGTTTCGGATCTGCTCTACATCCTGCGCAGATAGGCGAGCCGAAGGATTACGCCCTCCCTCAAGAATCGTTCCATGAACGCGGCGGTGATCGGAGTTCTCCTGATATGTCGCCCATACCAGATTGTCTGGCCGGTTGTTTGTCGGGTCCGGGTCAGGGAAATGGGCGGCACACCCCTTTCCTGCCGGCGGCTCGCCGTGGAAAGCGAGACATACCAGGCGGTGAACGCCGAACCACTTGCGAACTCCGTTAAGCCTTAGCCCGACCTGCAAATGCCCATACCTGCCTTTGGGGTGGGCCTTAATGGGCCCGCCCTTTCGGCGTACGCGGCCCCATCGCCCACTTTCCAGCTCTCGATCAAGAGCACGGATGTTTCCCAGGGAAGATGCCTGATAGATCCCTTCCCAGCCCGGGATGTCACGCCAGACTTCCATCAGTCACCTCCAAGCGCTTGGCGAGCCATTGCCAGCCGGGCGTTACGATCCTCGGCCCCGGTGAACGATCCGTTTATGCGGAGGGTGATTTTTTCAAAGCGGCCTTGATCAGCCAGGTCGTTTAAACCCCGCGACCTCCACCACCACCCCGCGGCGATTGCTGCCCAGGTCCGCTGCTCAAGCAACTCCGGTTGCGCCACCAGTGGCAGCGCCAGGGCACGTCCGGCTTCGGCGTAGTTGTCGTGGCCCGTAATCATGATCAGGCCGCGGCCCCGGTATCGATACCCATCGCCCGTATCCGGCGACCCATTGCCCATCCTGTTGGAATAGACGCGGTTCGCGATGCGCTCGGGCTGGCGGGCGTACTGCTTCGCCTCGGCCGGCGTGAACCGCTTCGGCCAGGTCTTGAGCAAGCCATCGGCGGAGTAGTTCAGGTTCTCGACCAGGCGCTTGAGGCTCTGGCTTTCGTGCCCGACCTGAGCCAGGAACATCGCCACACGCTCGGGCGTGTTGATCTCGAACCGAGCCATGGCACCGTTGAGGTGCTCCAGCCAGGTCGTTGCGGTAGCAGCACCGCATCCGGTAGCGCGGTCGAGTTGATCGGCGGTGATCTTCATTCGCCAGCCCCCCGGCGCGGAAACTTCCAGTCGGCGATCCGATCAGCGAACTCGGCGATCTTCTTCACCCCTAGGAAGCCGGTGAACACCCCAGCAGCGGTAGCCATGTTCTGTGGAAGGCCAAACCACTCAAGGACAGGAATCAGGCCCAAGGTGATCAGGGTGCAGAGCGTTGCCTCGAGCAGCGCCTGGCGCCGCGTTCCACCGCCGTAGATCACCCGGGTCAGCGCGACCACAAAGGACAGGCCGGCGGCGTACAACTGTGGATAGTGCGCAGACAGCCACGCAAGCAGCGCAGCCCAGGTCTCAGGGCGTTCTGGCATTTTCATAGTCTCTGCCCCTCGCAGGGGTTCTAAAACGACGAAGCCCGCTCAATGGCGGGCTTTCGTTCGTCGGGTGGGTTCCGGGCAGATCAGGCGTGAAACAGCTGCAACTGCCCTTCGCGCTCGATCTCGATGATCTTCTGTTCGATGACCGGTGCCCTGATCTGCCATCGACGCAAGGTTTTGCCAGCCAGGCTGGCAATCCCTCGCTCCTGTCGGTACTCCGCCATCAGCTCGTTGCGCATGGTGTTGAAGTCCATTGAGCGTTTGAACAACTGCTCGGCCATCCAGTTGAAGGCATGGATGAAAGCTTCTTTCCAGGCAGCTGCGGCTTTACCCCTAAAGCCCATCACAAGGAACATGAAGCCGTCCTTGGTCATGTCGAAGCTTCGACTCTTGATCGGTTCTCCGCCGCTCGGATTTTCCCGCCACATGACCGTCTCCTCAAAATTGAGGAGACGGAAACCAGCCGAGCAATCCAAGTTGTCGATAGCCCGAAGGACGTTGTCGTGCCGCTTTCCGAAGCGTTCGGCCACCTTCAGCGATGTCGTTACGACCTGGCCGTCATTGACCATTACCAGGTCACGCAGGCTGGCCTCATCAAGATCAATTTCACTCATCTGATCCACTCCACTCACCTGGAAAAAGGAGCGCAGCGGGGCGGATGGATGAGCGGACATCCGCCGTTCGGCTGTACGGGCCTAGCTGCGTGTTGGCTTGCCTTGCGGCGGAAACGAAAAAGCCCAGCTCGAAGGCTGGGCTCTGAAATAGGTGCAGGTGGATAGGGGCCACTACCCCGTGCGCATCCTGCGCTCCACCTGCATTGATTGGATATCGCAAAGGGTGAAGGCCTTGCGGGTCGGTAACCCGTCACTTTGCTTACAGCCCGATGTGGCAGGCGAGACTGCCGTCTACCGAGTTTCGACCTTCAAATGAAAAAGCCCGGAGCGGGGGCAACCGGGCTTCCCGTCCATCTCGCTGAAAGCCAAGGAAGGAAAGCATCGAGTTAGACGGGGGACTGATGATGCCGCGCAAAACCCGGCGGCGCAATAAAAAACCCGGCACCAGGGCCGGGTTTCGGAGTCGATCTAGCTTAGCGCGCACGTATCAACAGATGTGGTTACGTTACGCTCAGTCGATCACATTCGTCAAGCCGCATCGAGCAACTTCTCGCGGTCAAGGATCTCGGTTACATGCACCAACGCCTCTTCCTCGAAACGATCAAGCTGTTTCCGAATATCCCTGCGCCAGCGGTTTCGAGTTGAGTCCGGTCGCGCGTCCTCATCCCAGTTGTTCATGTCGTACCACTTCTTGGGGAGCATCGGGATAGCGGTTGATCGCTTTCCGTCCTTGCCCTTCATCATCGGGATAGCCCAGGTCGCTACAGCACGCTCCAGAAACCGAGAAGGCGCAGGCGAATGCACCCTGCTCGCCAGTCGCTCGATGGCCTGCCCACGCCGATCAAAGTGCGTCGAGTAGCGAGCGTGCAGCACGTCCCACTCGGCCGGCGAAAGCTCCCGGTGCAGTAGGGCGTGCAGGATGCAATCGAACTCGAACTGGTCCTGGGCAGAAAGCAGAGCCCGAAAGCCGCCGTCGACCTTTCGGTCAATAAGCCTCTGCCAGCTCTGCTTCGCCGTGTTGTCGATGGCATCGGCCGCCAGGACGCGAACGATCGCAGGCATCACATCGCGGTAGACCCCAGTCATGCGGCCCCCTTCGGCGTGCCTTTCAGGCCAAACAGATCGCGCAGCAGCGTTTCCGCAGCGGCGCCCTTCGCATTGCCGTCCTGCAACCAGAGCCGGCCGTAGTCGTGAAAGCCCAGAGTGCCGCGGTCGCCGTGCCAGTTGGCGATCATGACCAACAGCGCAGCCAAGGCAGCAGCACCGCCCACCTTGACCTGCGCCAGCTCCTGGCCGGCCACCTTGAGAAACTCCCGCTCCAGCCTGGTCATGGCCTTTCGAGGTGCGATCGGTTGTACGTTGCTCATGCTGCTTGCTCCCGCGCGCCCTCGTAGTGAACCCAGTTCCGGGCCTTGTGAGTGCTCGCACTGAAATACTGGTTGGATGCCTTGTCGAACCACAGGTCCAAGATTCCTTCATCGCCGGTAAGGCGCTGCTTGCTGATGATCAGGCGCACGTCGCTCTGGTCCTTGTAGTCGTCTCCCTTGGCCATCTCCTTGCGCTTGTTCCGCCAGACCGTGCACACGTTGTCGGCCAGGTCTGTGAGGATGGCGCCGCCGCGAACGTCGAGCTTGCCCGGGGGTTTACCCTCGTCGTCAGCCTTCCGCGGGTGGGCAACCAGGTGGACGTGGACGTTCATCTCGTGAGCAAACCCCACCAGCGCCTCCATGGCCTGCTTCTGGCCGTTGTAGTCGTCCTCAGCCATCCCAAGCTTCGCCAGGCTGTCGACGATGAAGTGGTTCACTCCGTACCGGCGCGCGGCATACCGGAAGTCTTCAAGCATTTCGCCCGTCTTCGCGGTGCCCAACTGGTCGTAGATCCACAGCTTGCCGTCGAGCCCGTCGAGGATCGCGTCGATGTAGCCCCTCGAAGGACAAGACATGCCGGAGGCCTGCCGGACCATTCGCTGCAAGGTCCGCTTGGCAGGCATCTCCATCGAGGCGATGCAGAACCGGTCGTGGCTGCCCTTGCGGTTCATGCCGTGGAACGCGAGGTAGTTCAGGAGCTGGGATTTGCCGTGTCCACTCCAGCCGGTCCAGATGGTGAGCTCCGAAGGCCGGAAGCGGATCTTGTTGGCGTAGGCGCTCCAGGGCAGCTCCATGCCCGTGGTTTCGGGGTTCTGGTCGTAGAACTCGGCCTTGACCTCCTCAGAGTAGGAACTGACCGACTTCAGCCGCTCCGGGTCGAAGTTCTTCGCCTTGGCGTAGCACTCCGCAATGTCGTCGGCGCTGTAGTACAGGGCATCCAGGGCTTCGTTGAAGTCCTTGCAACCCAGTTTCACCAGGCGACACCGATCACGCCCAAGGCGCCGAACGATCTCCTCGGTCGCCTGGTGGCCAGGTTCGTCGTCGTCAAGGCACAGGTAGATCACGTCGAAGCGCTGCAGGTTGTCGAACTCGTACTCGATCCAGCGTTGCTTGCCGTCCTTGCCGCCACCGAAGGGCACTGACAGCGCCGGGCGCCCGTACTGCCAGGCGGTCATCGCGTCGATCTCGCCCTCGGTTATCGTCACCTCCCGGATACCGTCCGGGATGGCCTGCCAGCCGAACAGGCAAGGTTCGGTATCCGACGACGTGGTGATTTTCTTCTTGCCGCCAGGACGTTCCACGCCGAGTTTCTTCCAGTGGATCAGCGAGCCATTGCGCAGGTACGGAAACACGATGTTCTGCCCGTCCTCGGCGATCTTGAACGCCTTGATGGTCTCCTCGGTCAGTCCACGGCCCTTCAGGTACGCCATCACCACCGAGTCCACCTTCGGCGTCGAGCACCTTGGCTTGTCCGGTCGCTGGTATGACTTCCGGCTCTCGACCGGCCGGATGAGCTTGGGCTCCTGCACGCCGAGGTAGCCCCTCGCTTCGCTCAGCGCCGTCGCCATGTCGCAGTTGCGCGCCAGCCGCCAGAGGTCCAGCAGGTCGCCAGACTCACCGGTGGCGAAGTCGCACCACACGCCAGCCTTCTCGCCGACGAGGTGAACCCCCAGACTCTTGCCCTTCTCGCCCGATGCATCGCCAGCACGCCACTCGGCGCCCTCCCGCTTGCCGCCAGGCAGCAGGTGCCGTGCAACATCGGCAGCGCGATCAGCGAGGCGCTTGGAAATATCCGACGGGGTCAGCATGCGCCCTCCCCGTCCGGCAAACGCTCAAGGGTGCTGAAGTCGTGGGTCCGAGTGGACAGCACCGTGTCCGTCATCTGCGGGTGCCAGAACTCGTGATCCTCGAGCTGGTAGCCCCTGGGCGGGATGAACGGGTAGCGCTTGCTGCCCACCGCCGGCTTCCGCGGAGTTGCAGATGGTGCGCTCTCCTTGCGCACCCAGTTGCGCCAGGTCGCCAGCCAATCGACCTTCGTGGCCCCCTTGCCGGCAGCCGAGCACCAGTAGTCCCTGAAGCCCTCCCCAACCTTACGCATGTCCGCCTCGCTGAACTCCGGGCGCTCAGTCAGCGCCCAATCCAGCCAGTCATCCGGCAAGGCCCAGTCTTCCGGCAAGCGGGAAGCACGCTTGGGCTTTTCCGTCGGTTGATCATCCCCGGCCTCAGGGGAAGGGCGACGCTGTTGCGGCGCCTGCTCTTGATCTTTTAAATATCCCTGTCCCTGTCCCTGTCCCTGTCCCTGTCCCTGTCTGTTGCGATCACTACCCGATTCGGGGTCGATTTGGGGTGTGATCGGGGGGCGATCACTACCCGATTCGGGTGGCGATCCCGTGGCAAGAGTTATTACACCCTTCTTCTTCAAGGTGCGCGATTGCGGGGCGATGCTTTTTAAAGCAGCAACCGCCTCGACCAGTTGCCCCTGAAGCCCGCTGATATCTACCTCCACACCCCAGCGACGAGCATTACCGGTGGCGCCCGAGATGGCATTCAGCAGCTTCTCAACCCAAGACTCCAGCGCCTTCTCAGCAACAACTGGATGGTACAGACGACCATCGCTGCACTTGACCCAGCCGCGAAGTACATGGGCCTTCACCTTGTCCCAACGAGCGCACTGGGACAGGTGTGCGAGCATCCGATCATTGTCGGGAACGCTGGCGGCCGGAACCTGGTGCCAACTGGCAAGCCAGAGAGTCATAGCAGCGGCGCGCTCGTCCCCAGAACCAAGCACCCAAGTCTCGGAAGTAAGCAATCGCTGAACGTCCAGTGGCATGAATGCGAATGTCGAGAGGTCGCAGTCAGTTGGGGTCAACGGCTCCGGCAGAGGGTGTAATGCATCAGGCGAGACCGAACTCATTCGCGCCCCCTTCTCAGCCGCTCAAGGTATCCCGGGCTGTGCAGTGGCTGCTCGAACCACAGCGGGTTACGTCGATCAACCTGTCCTGGGTTTCGGGCCTCCACGGCCATATCACTGTCCCATGTCGACCATGCCTCGCCATCTCCCTCAATAGCTGTGATCAGGTCTATCAGTTTGGAACAGAAGAAGCTCCTATCCGGCGAAAACCGGCTTTCGGAAAACATCTCTTCAATACGCCCCAGATAGACTTCTGGTTCCTCTACCTCCGCGTAGTAGGCCACCTCGTAATCATGAGGGGCAGCGGGCGAACTAGAGAGTTCCTCGGCAACCTTGTGCGGGGAACCATGGCTCCAACCAAGCAAGTACACACCAGGCATGATTGGGCAGTGCAGGACGAAAACAAAACCGAAATCTCTACTCATTCGCTCAACTCCCGTGCTTGAAGCAACTTCTCCATGAGCCGCTCAGCCAATACTTCATCGATATCTTCCGGGCGCCAGCCGCACAGCCGCTTCACCAACACCATCAGGGCGAAGCGCGCCTTGATGATCTCGAACTGGATATCGGCGATGTTTAGGGCAACCTCGGCTACTACAGGGGGATCGAACTGGCCCAGCAGCTCGAAGGCAGTGTCGATTGAGCACCAGATCTTGTAGGCGACTTGGTCGCTGCCGAACTGCTCGAAGGACTGCTCGTCGAGCATCACGGGATCGGGCTGGTGGGCGACCTTGCTCATGCCAAGCCCTCCCTCTCAAGGCACTGCACCAAGGTCCGCAGCTTGCGCTTGAGGCGGGTGGTCAGATCGCGCCTGCTGCGGAACTCAACGATAGGCAGGGCGTGGCGATGAATCTGGATGGTGTTGGTCATGGCTCAGTTCACCCTATGGACTTTGAGTGTGTTCGGCTTGAGGCCCAGCTCTTCGGCTTTGCGCTTCGCCTCCTCGGGATCAATGCCCAGCCGCTTGGCCATTCCTTCCAGTTCGTAAACGGGCTCTCCGTCGTCGGTATAGCCATCAGGAACAGCAGGCATCAGCCCCATCTGCACAGCCATGTCGTGCATTTCCTGGCGGAACGACTCCGGGGCTGCGTCGTACATGTGCCGAAACGCTGCTGCGGCTTCCGGGGTATGCGACAGGCCGGCCTTGCACATGCTGGTGTAGAGGCGGCCAGCGGCTAGAAACTCAGGAGTCATCTGCTCGGTGGTATTGCGCTTGCTTTTCTTGCTCATGACTTCACCTTCAGGGCCAGCCGGAACCGGCCCGGGAAATAGGGATGGGTAGCTTGGGTCTCGGTAACCCGCTCGCACTCGCTGACGAAGCGCTTGAAGACCGCAGTGATATCGCTGGTCGCCCAGACCGCGTACTGGCTGCCCTGGGCGTTCTCGTGGCCGTTGCGGACCATGCCCCAGGGCTTCGGGCTGATAGGCATCTGCCGAACCACTGCGTCCACCACGGTGGCCGACAGGCCATAACGGTCATTGATCACCTCACGGATGCGGGTGATCGGCATGCAGTTCTGCGGGCAGTGGTCCCAAACGCGGGATTCGGACAGGTCCTCGACCCGCTGCTCGACGCGCTCAATAGCGACCTGGTGCTGGGCCTGCTGTTGCTCGATCTGCTGCTGTCGGCGCTCGAGTTGCACCTGAATCTGCGCATGAGCCAGCATCTGCTCAGCCTGGGTCATCGGCGCACGCAGAGCCTTCAGCCTCTCCAGAACACTGCGGCGCACCCCCTTGGACTCCCGCATGCCGACGAGCATGCATTGGTCCAAAGTGAGCTCGTAACACTCCATCAAAACGCCGCTCTGGGGGTGTGCAATTTTTTTGCATACCCCAAGTTCATCGCCGAGCTCATCCTGCACCCGGGCGATGAACTGGTCATTCCTGACGCGGGGTTCATTCGCAGCGGCCCGCGCCTCGTTGATGATGTCCCGCAGATCGATACTGGTCATGGTGGCGGCCTGGCCGCCGATGGTGGTCAGGCCAGTCATGTCGAAGCCCTCGTAATAGCCGCATCTATTGCATCGGCTACGCCTGCATCCAGGTAGTGGTTCACCCGATCTACCAGGTCCTGGTCTTCCACTCGGTCTAGACTGCTTCCGGCAAACTGGGCGGACACCCTGAGCCAGTTGAATATCTCGCCCATGAACCCCGCGAACTGGCCGCGTTTGACAGTTTCCTCTTGCTCGTCCGAAGGGGCTTTGGTGATCAGATCGCGGACCATGCTCCTGAGCACCTCGGCGGCCATCCAGTCGTCCACATCCCGGACATACTTCAGGTAGATATGCGCGATACTCTTGCCTGCCTCGAGGCCGGTGAGGTAACTACCGGTCAGAGGGACATCCCACATTGAGTAGCGACCATGGTCCTTGCCTACGAAGGGCAATCGCCGCCAAGCTTCCTTGGCGCGTGGGTGGAGGCAGATTCCCTGCAGCTTCTTGCCACGACGAGGGCGTTTTGCATCAGACACAGAGCTCATGCCGGCACCTCCCCACCCTCCAAGGCGGCACGGACCAAGGCCTGCGCGGTCTCGACCGCGTGAAGCATCAGCGAAACCTGGGAAGAAACGCTCGGCTCGCTAACGATTTCCTGAAGCCCACCAATCACCGCGTCCAGAAGATCGGTGGCGCTGTCCAGCGCGAGGTCGGCATCGATGTCATCCTTAACGCACAGGACATTCGTCTTGTGATCTCCCTTCGAAAGATCAACCGGCGCAGTCTCCCGGAAGCTGATACCCAATGTGGCCCTCATTGCTGAGCCTCCTTCTGCCGGTTGATGCGATTCGTGCAGACCTGGTCGAACTCCACCAGTTGGAAGATCACCCCGCCAACCTCCTCCAAGAACCAGCCAAGACGCTCGGCGGTTTCCTGGCCGATCTCGCCTTCAGCACTGGTAAGCGCCAGCAGTTTCCCGACTGCGGCGACACCAAGCGCCATGTTCTGAGCGGCTTGCCGAGCCGACCCCATATCTGACTTTATGGAGAGAATCTGTTTATCGGTCAGGTCTTCGCCCGGGACCCGGGAGCACAGACTGCTGAGCAGCGTCGACAGGTTCATTGGCAGACCTCCTTACGCAGGGCGTCCAGCGCGGCATCGACCAGTTCGCCAGCCAGGCGAGAGCAGAGCTTGAGGGCGTCCATATCTACGCGCTCTTCGTCGGAGGTAGTCAGTGCTCCGAGAATGCTGGAAACACTGGAGGTCAGAGCAGTGGCCGCGCTCAGCGCCTCTTCGACCGTAGTGGTCGGATGGATCGCAGCGAACCCGGCGGGCGGAAGCGGAGATACCGGTCCCTTCAGTGCAGACAGCCCGAGCTTGATCGCGCTCATGCTGCACCTCCTTCGTGTTGCGACACGTTTTCAGCATTTCCGGATTGGGTCGCGACACGCTCCAGTTCGAACAACTCTGCGTCGGCCTGTCTCATATCATCCTCAAGGTTCCCGCCGACGAACTCGGCCTGACCGAGTCCTATCGTGCAGATATCCTTGAGGTAGCTGCTGCACTGCTCATCTCTACGGACCAGTGCAAGGATGGCGCGCAGCCCCTTGACGGTCTCAACAGCGGCTTCGAGGCCATCCAGCAGGTCTGATGCGAGTTGATGAGCAGAGCGCGGGGGTTGCGCGTTTTGGGTTTTCTGTTGCATAGTTAATTCGTCCTTCGAAAGACAAATTGATATTCAGGCAGTCGCGGCAACGACTACCGACTAAAGGCCTCGCGAAAGCGGGGCTTTTGCTTTCCGGCGTTTGAGTCAGCCAGGCCGCAAAGTGGCGCCAGGACACTCCGTGCTATCGTTTTGCTTCCACACAGCACGACCACGGAGGCCCAGCATGAACTGGTTGAGAGACACCTTCAGGCGCTGGAGAGAGAGGAACTGGGACGACCAATACTTTCCCAGTGAGGATCCAAGCCAAAGGCGGGACGGCAGGACACGCTTGCGGCGATTGTGGGAAGACCCATCGAAGCTACTCATCAGCGCTCTCCTCTGGCTGTTCGGCACCATCTGTGGCGCCTTGATACTTCGAGCTCTCGGCCTTGTCTGAAAGGTAAGCACTCATCCGGAGCAAGAACTCCAGCCGCTCGCCAAGGTCCCTCATCCCTGCCGGAAAGCTCACGTATGGGCCACCACCCTCCGGATAGATGCGAGTACCGTGATCAGCACGGCGGCCAGCATCGAAGCCGAAGTGATAGCTGCAGATCGCTACAGTTCCAGTAGCGCCAACTGCTCCCAGGCAGACCAGGAGGATGTCGATCATTGCTGCGTCTCCAAGGCCAAGGTCATTTGCAGAAGCGACCGAACGCGCTCGACAGCGCCAAGCAGCCGAGGCTTTTCATGCTTCCAGAGGGAAAGGCCGGTACCGTGAGCGCTGGCCAATGCGGCGCCCTGGTCATAGGCCAAGCAGACCCGATTGAACTGCGCCAGCGCCGACTCCTCACCGCGCAACAGCGCATCGATCTGGAGGTCACACCAGACGGCGAAGTCAGCGGAAATCCAGCGGGCAAAGAAGACCGCCAATTTGGGGTGGAGCCAGGTTCCGCCATTGCGTCCCCGGCGCGTCATTATCAAATCCCCCTTTTCAGGGGTATTTAGATGGCGTCCCAGCGCTGCGATGTACTCCTGCGTCTCCTGGGTCGCCAGCCACTTATCCAATCGCCGCTTCTCACGCTTGGCGATCTCAGTGGCATTGATCCAGCCAGCGCTGTTGAAGCTCACAGGCTCGCCGCGGTAGCGGAACGGAATGACGTTGTTCACGGCGCCACCCCGGCACTGGATGCCTGCACAGCAGCATCGGCGCACTGCCCGAGGCGGGAATCGGGCGGCAGAATGGGCTCAAGGTCGGCGGAGCGCTCTACCTGATCCGGGAAGACAGTGCTGAGCGAGCAGCGCACACCGAGACGCTCCAGGGCGTGGACGATTCGCCTGCATCCACTCAAGCTGGGAACCCTTCGACCAGACTCGTAGTGCGCAATGGCTCCCTGCGTCACGCGCATCTCTTTCGCCAGCGCACGCTGGGTGATTTTTGCTGAAAGCCTGAGCGACTTGAGGTTGTTCATTGGCGGTCTCCTGCACACTGCGGGAACATTACGATAAGTAATCGTCAGCAGCAAGAGATTATTACGAAACGTGAGTTGAACTATCGATTACAGAGCGTACTTTTGCCTCATGAACACATGGATTGAAGCGGCAAAAAAACGAATGCGGGACATGGGTATCACCCAGTCGGTCTTGGCTGAGCGCCTTGGCGTTACCCAAGGGGCGGTAGCGCACTGGCTCAGTGGAAGGCGTTCACCTGATGTCCCAACGCTCGAGCGCATCCTAAAGGCTCTGGACCTTGCTCCGCTTGGGATAAGGCTGGTTGCAGTAGACGATGCCTTCGACGGCCAAAGCAATGTAGCCCCCATGCTGCAGCCAAGTCGCAAACCCAGGAGCTACCCCTTAATTAGTTGGGTAGCGGCTGGAGAGAGGGCGGAGTCGCCTGATATTTTTGCCCCTGGACAGGGCGAAGAAATGATCGAGTCCACGGAAAACGCAGGTGAAAATGGTTACTGGTTGACCGTGAAAGGAAAGTCAATGGTTTCGGATGGGTACCCAAGCTTTCCTCCGGGCATGGCCATCCTCATCAGACCTGAAGGTTTCGAGTTGGTAAGCGGTAAGTTTTACGTAGCCAAGCATAGGGATGGCGAAACGACATTCAAGCAATACATCTATGATGCAGGCACTAGGTACCTGTCCCCTCTAAATCCTGCTTACAAGCTCATCGAGATGGACGATGACTGGGCCATAATTGGCCGAGTCGTTGACGCAAAACTGATTGGCCTATAG